ATCGCAAGGCTGGTGAGGTTGTTGAATGCCTCGGTAACTTCGACCAGCAGCGGAATTTGGCCGCTCTTGCCGATGTCGCGAGACAGCGCGACCGAGGAGCCAGCCGGGGTGCCGGTTGCGCCCAGATCGACCACATTGGTCGAAGCGGCGGTCGCGGTAATGGCCTGGCTGTCGCTGAACAGGGTAGTGGCGTCGGTGATCATGGAACAGGTTCCTTCTTGCAGGCCGTTACGAAACGAGGGTTTCGGTGTTGAGCAGCGCGTCGGTCTTGCGGATCGGCATGCCGCGATAGGTCATGACCTCCCGGCCTTCGAGCTCCATCGGAGTGAGGCGGAACGCGGTGTTCGAGTTGTTGGTCGAAAGCGCGTCGAGGGCTTCGTAGACGTCCGCGTTGCAGTAGATCACGGTGCGGCCCACACCGGCAGCTTCTGGATCTTTGTAGTCCTTGGCGAACCGGACCTGACGCAGCTTGTGGTAAGCCTTGCGCATCAGGGCATAGAGATCGACCGAACCGGCCTGCATGTTCGACACGTCGATGTTGCAGATGCGGGCATTGGTGCGCCAGTCGCGGACCGCAATGCCCAGATGCCAGCGGAACAATTCTTCCATGACATAGTAGGCATTGCCGCTGCCGTCGAGAACGCGCTGTTCGCCCTTGTCCTCACGCTGCAGACCGGCCGGCAGACCCTTGGGAGTCAGCAGCGTGGTCGAGCGATCGCTGTGCGTGACGAACCAGATCGAAGTATTGTCCGCACCGGCGCCACCGCCGTTCACGACCTGCGACGACGAACCAGCGCCGGTCAGTGCCGAATAGCGGGTTGCAAGGCCGTCGAACTTTTTGGGGTCGGTCTTGCTGTTGCCGTAGAAGCAGGTGCTTTCCGCTTCCTGAATCATCGCTTCCATGAAGGCTTCGGCTTCCGAAAGGCGGGTCGCAGCCGGATTGTCGGCGATGTCGAGCAGACGCTTGTCAACGGTCGAGAGACCTTCCACGAAACCCGTGGTGTCATCGACCTGCTGCGTGGTGGACTTGCTCTGCGGCACACCGGCATAGAGCTGGCCCCAGGCAACCGAGGGCAGGCCGGTGCGAATGCCGTGGCGATGCTTCGTGCCCATGTTGCACGAGGTAACGACCGCATCCTGCACGAACGGCGAAAGCTTGTGCAGCATTTCGACAACGGTGGCACCCTCAGGGTTACCTTCCGCGCGCATCACGTCAATCAGGTTGAGAAAAGTCGAGCCGATGGTAGCCATGACTACTAATCCTTCTTAGTCATTGAGGGATAAAGGATTTCCTCACGGCTTTTGGTCGGCGTCATGCCGCCACCACGGGGAAATTCGTTGTCTTCGGAAACGCGCGTCCCGAAGCGGGCAAATGCGCGGATCATCTCGGGGTGATTGCCGAGGCCGGACTCATTGAGGAACTTGCGGAACTCGCTGTCCTTGCCGAACCCGACCATATCGAGCGCCTTGGCTGCGGAAACGATCGTATCGTCCCACTTCTCGCCGCCGATTTCGGGGTCAGCCTTGGCCGAGGTCAGCCAGTTCGCGCGCTCTGCATTGATCAGTTCGGCCTGAGCCTGCTGCGCTGCATTGAGAACATTGGTCGTATGCGCTTCCAGCACCGGGACCAGCGATTGCGCCTGCTCATTCGTCAGGCCGAGATCTTTGAGGATCGGGGTTGCCGCTTCGAGCGTGGCGGTGTCAGCAACGAAACCTTCCGAGAAGGTCAGTTCATAGGCTTCGGGAACCTCGGCCTTCGCCGCTTCCTCGCCTTCCTTGGCGCCCTCGCCATTGGCCTGCGCCTGGTCGTCGCCCTCAGCTGTGGAACCGTCATCACCTTCGACACCAGCGCCGCCAAGGGCAGTGCCCTGATCGTCGCTAGCGGCTGCGGTGTCCGGCGCATCATTCGCCGCTACCGTCTCCGCTGAGGTCTCCGTAGATGTCGCTTCGTCTGCCAAGGGCTTTCTCCTTGGCGCTCGATTGCGCTACGCTCAGAAAGATTTGAATCGAGGTCGCAACAGGAAGGCCATCAGGGCTTGGAACTGGCTGCACAGCTTCGATTTCCGCCAGCATATCCAGCACCAGCGAGCGTCGCCCTTCGATGAATTCCAGCGGCCTGCCATCACGGGGAGGGATCGAGAACACTCCGGCAGTTCGGATCTGGCGATAGAGGAAGGCAAGAAAGCGCTTGTCATCGAGCAGACCGCGCAGATCTTCCTTTTCGGTTTCGGTCATACGCCGGCAGGCATCCCGCCGCCCATCGCAGCCACGTTTGCCAGCGCTTCGGTCCCGTCCTTTGCGGCAGGCATCATCGAGGCAAGTTGCGCCATCTGCTGCTGCTGGGCACGGGCTTCGCGCAGTTGCTTCACTTCCTGCTCGCCGCGCAGGATCTTCGGAGGCGCACCGGCCCGGTCGAGATATTCGTCGATCATGACGTCCATGTCGATCTTGTCCGCAGCCGAGGGATCGACGCCCATCGCGGCCTGCACGAAGGCGAACGACTTCTCGATCTGGCCAAGCCCGACCATGCGCTGCATCTGGGCCAGCACCGAAACGAAATCGACCTTGACCGCTTGACCTTGCAGGCTTTCAGGTGCGGGCGGGAACATGCCCTTGCGCGACATGATGCCCCATGTGCGATCAACAACCACTTCGAGTTGTTCGGTATTGACGCGCTCGATCACCGGGCCAAGTTGGGTCAGCTTTTCCTCGTTGCGGCTCGCGATCTCCTCCATGTTGCGAGGCTGCACGCCCTGCATGTTGGTAATCGCCATGAACAGATCGGCATAGGTCAGCCGATCCACCGCATTCGAGCAGCGCTCCATGTCCTGCATGATTGCCTGGATAGACTGATAGGGCACCTGAAACGGCACACCCACCGCCTTTGCATCGCTTTCGCTGGCTGCAACCACGTTGCCAGCCTGCCCGGTCAGTTTCACCGCGGCAGGAGCGATCTTCTCCGGCTTGACCATGAAGGCCGTCGCTTCGGTCTTGCGCTTGGTCTGGATCTGCAACTCGCGCATGTCCGGCAGGCTGTCATGGCCGGGGCAAGTCCCATAGGCATCGCCCCCAGTGACTTCCCAGCGCGGCGCCCAGAACGCTTGCTCCTCCATGCCAGAGAGGCGCAGATAGCCGTTCACCTTGTCGCCGTCCTCGGTGTCCCAATAGAACGAACGCCACGGCTTGTTCGGCCCATCGATCTTGGTCACATCGCGGCCGTCATTCGGCTCGATCGCGTGAATGACCTGGCACACTTCCTCGTACTGCGAATTTTGGTAGCAGTTCTGGACCCGCGTGCTCAGCCGCTCCCACGGGAACATCTGCACCATCTGCGAGACGGTCAGCGGCACGCGGCGATAAAGCGTATCAGGCTCAGCCCTGTCGCCGCAGCCGATCCAGTATTCACCCGCCGTCAGTTGATGACAGACCGCGCCAACTTGGTCGTGATCGACCATGACGCAAGCGCTGGTTCCGAACATGCCGAGCTCGGCATAGCCAGTGCGGACCGAAGTGTAGAAATTCGTGCCCGCAAGAAACGCATACATGCGCCGCTCGCACTCAGCCAGCCACTCGGCAATCGAGTTGTCCCCTTCCAGATCGCTGTCATAAGGCTTGAGGCGGAACCACGGACGTGAGGGCGAGGACAAGCCGCTGGTCATCCCGCCCGCCAAGGTGCGGAAGCTCAGGATCCCATGCGAATTGTAAACCGCCTTGTTCGAGCGCTTGAACTGGCGGCTCGACTCGGCTTGCAGGAAGCGCGACCGCGAAGGCTGGGCATAGCGGGCAATCTCGCGCCATTCCTCCTCGTAAGGAATACGGACCTTTTTCAGCCCTTCGAGCCTGCGCTCAGATTTCTCGCGGATGGTCTGGGCCATTATCCGCCCAGCACGGTTGTCGTCGATGGGCCGCTGCTCAGCCCCAGCGAGCCGGTGAACGCAGATTGCGCCAAGGCACGACGACGACGCGCGACATCATCGGTGATGTCCTTCGTGTTCGCCATGTCCGGCAGCTTCATCGCCTGCCGTTCCGCGGGAGGGGTGATCTTCGGGCCGCTCATGCACATGCGGGCTGGTTACGCGCGGGGCGTGGGCGGTTGAATCGAGGGAGACCATCGAGCCTTCGAGTGTGATGTCGCCGATTTTGATAAAGCACTTCTCACCCATCACCCAACTCCGCATAGAGATCATCGGCATTCCGGGCGCGGTTCGTTACCAGCGCGTCCCAATCCTCAGCCTTGACCGTTGCAATGTTCGCCATGCAGCACGCATCGCCGTCATCGGGCGAATGGCCGAGTTCCTTTTTCTGCTGCTCTTTCGGCATGATCCAGATCCCTTCCTTGCGCAACTGCCATTTGTAGCTGGCAAGGTCTGACTTGAGCCGCGGATCGGGAGGCAGCGCGACCGGGGCCGGGTTTTCAGGATCGAGCGCCTCCCGCATGCGCCAGATCACTTCGGCCCGGAAGTTCGCAAACTTGAGCCGCCCGTCCTTCGTGCTTTCCAGCGACCCGCGCGAGAAATTGATCGGGACTGTCTGCACCTCGTTTTCGGTCAGGAAGTTCACGCATGAAAGCCCCCAGCCGATGACGTCTGCATGCACGACCGCGCGGTCCTTGCGGTTCATGATCACATGACCGGCAGCAATCGGGCCAGCGCGTTCTTGCGGGATTTCTCGCCCCGGAATGCGGATAGGCGGGGCAAACCAGGTGCCGTGCCTGCGATAAATCGTCATGTTGTCTGCGCCGCCAGCAGCAGGGTCAACACCCATGCTGTCCATCGGCTCCAGCTTCTCAGGCTCGCTCCAGCGCTTCATGGCCGCGTCGATCCACGACGATGGGATGACCTGCCACGGATCATCCTCGACACCTGCGGAAAAGTCGCCGTCGAGCATCTGCGATCGCAGCGGCTCGGGCAAACTTTGCAGGGTCTGGATATAGCCCGAGCGGACGTAAAAATAGTTATCGGTCACTCGCGACGGGATGAACGTGCGCGACCGGGGAATGATGATCTTCTCAGGCGAAAACTCGCCCGGATCGAAGTCATAGACCGGCTCGCCGCGGAACAGCACGAATTCGCGCTCATCGGGGCATTCCATGTCCTGTCCCTTGATCGTCGTGAACCAGCGCAGTTCGCCGGGTTTGGCGGGATTGCGATGATCAGGATCGAGCCACGGCGCGAAATACCGGATCACCCAGCGCCCTTCGGTGGTTGTCGGCGGGTTGAACGTCATCAGCACGCGGCACCGCTGCTCGGGATCGTTCGAGCGTGTCCAGCCCATTGTGAAGCGGACTTGCATCTCACGCTGTTCGGTCACTTCGTCATAGGCTTTGAGGTCGTGCGGGCGCCCCTGCCATTTCTGGTGATCGGTCGGATTGTCTAGACCCGCGAATTCAATCAACCGCTCGCCGACGCGCCAGGCCGACTTTTGTGAATTGTAACCGTCAGTCGAGCCAAGGATCTCGGTCATACGCTGAACGATGCCCTCGGTCTGCGCCTTCTCGCGGCGGAACACGGCGCTCCGGTTGTGCTCGGTCAGAGCAAGGCCAGCGATCAGGTCAGACTTGCCGCCACCAGCAGCCCCACCATAGCCCGTCACAAACGCCAGACTGTCAGCCGCCTCACTTTGCCGGCCGACCTGAGCGCGCCAGATATGCTTGGCAAGGTCCGCTTCGAGCAGCGCATCGATCTCGGCCTTTAGTTCGGGCGGTGCGGCTGCATACAGCCTCTCCCACTCAGCCGGGTTCGTCGGCAGGCTCATCACCTTCCCCCGTCATCGAAGCGAGCTGAGCCGATATCGCCGCAAGCCGCGTGAACTTCGAGACGTCATCAAGCTCCAGCTTCTCGCCTTCGTGGTTCGCGTGCTTGATCATCGCCGCTTCACCGAAGATCTTCGGGCGCATCTTGCCAAGGAACCAGCGGTTGGCGTCGAACGCTAGCCGCCCCTTCTGCGGGTCTTCAGCCTTNNTCGGCGTTCAGCACGGCATTCTCAGCACGAACCTGATAGCCGAGGTCCCGCGCGCGCGTAATCGCCGCACCAAGTTCGGTGTCCTGCTCAGCCTCCCATCGGTTCATGGTGTCGATGCTGGGCATCCTCGGCTCTGCTGCGATCTCGGTCAGCGTCCTGCCCTCTCGCATGAAATTGAGCATTTCCTCGATCTGATCGTCAGCCCATTTCGGATGAGGCGGCATCAAACCAACCCCTTCCGATAAAGCTTCCGATCCGTGACACACTGCTGCGATCGCGTCCCCCTGGGCACATGCGGCTTCAGCGTTTTCATCGCCGGATGCTTTGCGGTCCATTTGCCTGTTGCCACGATCATGACCTCACGAAACCTCTGATAGCGTTTGACGACGATCAGCCCCTTGGCTTCGAGCCGGGCGACAGCATGGGGCGATGAGGACGCTGACTCGTAACCAGCGACCTCGTTGAGATCGAGATAGTTCGGACAGACCTCGTTTGCTTCCGCAGCTCGGCATAGTT